ATTATATATTGATATATGGCAACAAAGAAAACATGCGCTTCAACCGCAGACCTTTATGAGGATGTGTTGAAGTGTCCTGGTGAGAAGAGAATGCCTGGTACCAGAGCCTACGGCTTCTTTATCCCACGGCGTTACATCACCAAGTTCGCAGAGCCGCAGAAGGAAACTGCAACCTCACTCAAGGACTATCTCGTCATCAAGGATAGCCACACCATTCAGGCAGACAAGACCTGGATTAAGATTGCCTTCATCACAGACAAGAGTTCCTTCTCGCCAGAGGCGCAGGGTGAACATGGCTGTAAGACCATGAACCTCAAGGCAACAGCTGTCCTCCCTGGTACAGAGGAGGAAGCGTCTGCACTCGCTTCTTTGCTTCTCAACGAAGACGGTATCTTCATGATTCCTGAGCGCAACGGAAAGCTTCGCCAGTTCGGTGACGAGACCTTCGAGGTCGACGTGACACCTTCTCAGTCTTCTGGAGCAGGCATCTCTGACGAGACAAATACCACACTGGAGATCTCTGTCAACTGCGAGACCATGCCTCCATTCTATTTCGGTACCCTCACAACAGCAGAAGGTACCATCTCTGGTAAGGATTGCAAGCCAGTGGAGGTCGCTGCTGGTACAGACGGCCATTAACAAGGGATTCGATTTTCCTACATAACTACTATCAGTGGCGGGGCGATGCTTATATGAGCTCGCCTCGCCATTTTAATTTTCTATTTATTATGAATGATCCGAAATTCACAGAAAAGTTGAAGAAGTGGTTTGACAGCGAGCATACCGATGCCAACATCAGGGAGGGAGCGCTGCTCCTCCTTCAGATGAATAACAACCGTCACCTCTATCAACTCATCAACTTCGACCCACAGGGCAAACTCGAGTTGCTCAAATATGAGCTGCAGAAACATCTCAATTATCGCATCGAGGGCATGACCATCGATGATGTGAAAGACTACGACAAGAAGGTCACGCCTATCCTTCAGACTGCGGTTGACAAAACATCAGAGGCAGACAATATTGCCAAGCAGCTAGCACCTCATCTTCCGGTCGTGGAGTCAGAAAACCTCGATTCCATCGTGCCTTCAGCTATCGTAGCCAAAGGCAGACGAGCAGACCATGACCAGTTGCCTGATAACATCCAGGCTATCTGGGATGGCAACTGCGCACTCTGGAAAAAAATCAAAGAACACTTTGAGGCTTGCAAAGCTTACGACATGTCATGTGACAGATACGAGGGCTTGCATGCTGCCGACGAAGACTTCAAGCGCATGCTCCTTACACTCAAGGAGGAGTACTATGCATACAAGCAGGCCATGGACGTCTACGACCATGCCAAGCCGGGTGATGCCGAGAAGCAGCCAGCGGAGGAGCAGCCAGAAGCAGCCATCACCTCCAAGCAGATTGGCAATGCTCGATCCTACATCACCAAGAACCTTGACCAGCTTATTGGCTTGACGGAGGCTGGCAACACCGACAAAGCTGACGCCTTGCGAGCAAAGGTCAATGAGCGTGTGCAGCTCCTCATTACTGCCAAGGCAGAGATAACCGCTGATACCATCGCCAAGCTTCAGCAGGCTGGCATCAACATGGAGCAGCAGGCTTCAGCCGATGGCGAGGAGCAGCCAGAGAGTGCAGAAGAGGAGGTTACAGATGAGGGCGAAGCAGATACAGCAAGTCCTGAAGCCAATCCAGCAGAGTAGCTCACAGGTCTTCCTGGGTCAAGGGCTTCACACCCTTGGATTGTTAGGTTGGATTCTGGAGCAGACAGGACCGGCAGATGTTGCCGTCACGACCTTCTCTACATCCGATGCCTTCTTGTGCGGAGTCATTAACCTTCGCAAGCGAGGGCTAATTAACCATTCAACGTTAGTGGCTGACATTAAAGCTTCAAGTAAAACTTTAAAGCTAAAACGCTTAATGACAGAGGCTTTTGATGATGTTCGGCTTACGCTCAATCACTCCAAAATTATGTTGGTCAGTAACGCTGAGTGGTTAGTCTCCGTGATAACATCGCAGAACCAGACGTATGGTGATCGCGCTGAATGCACCTTCATCTCTCTCGATAGAGACGTCTATCTCGATATTCATAATACGCTCAATAATCTGTTAGATGATAAGACAACAATTTCCATTCCTCGAAGAGAGTGATTTATATCTGCAGACTGTCTATGATCTTGCCAAGACCATGACGCCTGTTGAGGAGATTCCCATCCTGATGGACCTTCCTCCTGATGAGTCTATGGCTATGCAACTGGAGCTGCAGGAACCTAGGTCGCCATATCGCAGACGCTATCTCAGAGGTTTAGCGGAGACCGCTAATGAGTTGAGAACCAACAATATTGCATTGGCAAATGTAGGTTCTCCTGGTGCTTATCAGGCTGTCATGTCACAACTCTCGCAGATTATTGCTAAAATCTCATGATATGAGCCTGCCTGTTAATGTTGATGATTACATGAAGTATATGCCTCTCAATGAGGATGAACTTCTAGATCTTCATCTCTCCGCTATCGTCAGAGCGAGAGTGGAGAGACTTCGAGGGTGCTATGCGTTCTGGCTTCGATACCCTCGATATACCGTCAGGGAGATGGTTGATCAGGACAAGGCCATGTTTGGCGTCAGCGAGACACAGGCATACGATGATATACATCTCTGCCAAGTCATGCTCGGCAATCTCAACGCCGCCTCTAAGGAGTTCTGGCGATGGAAAGTTAACCAGGAGAAAGACGAGGACCGCAAGGCTGCCAAGGCTGCCGGCGACTTCCGGGCGCTTGCCGTGATGCAGAAAAACCGCATCAAGAACAACCGCACAGACACGCCTGATGAGCCAGAGTTGGCATTCGACAAGATTGTTCCTGTTGAGTTCCGCATGACAGATGATCCAACGGTCATCGGTTTGCAGAAGATTCCAAATCTTCGTGCAAAAATCCGAAAAATGGAGAAGCGCTACTCGATGCCGGACATCGAGGATGCTGACTTCGAAGAACTTCCGCCAGATGATGACAGCAGCAAGACCTAAGGAGTTATTCTTCAACGACGTGCAGTCGCGCGTCCTGCAGCTCATGCCTAAGACGCTGGTCTGCGAGTGGGGCCGTGGTACCGGAAAGGGTGTGGTCGAGGCTGGCCGCATCCTCTATGCTGTGCAGCATATGCCAGGTTCATGCCTGGGCATGGTGGCGCCATCGGTCAAACGATGCCAGACCAACATCCTTCCTTCAGCTCTGGTCCACCTCGAGGAGTGGGGTTACAAGCGCGATGTCCACTACATCGTTGGCAAAAAACCGTGGAAGGCGCTGCATTGGCAGGAACCACATTTCCAGCCCATGAACTGGGAAAATACCGTAGCCTTCTATAATGGCAGCTACCTCAACATCATCTCTCAGGACCGCAGCGGTACCTCCAACTCCCTCTCTCTCGACCATGTTTTTATCGACGAGGCGAAGTTTATCGACTGGGAGCAGCTCAACAATGAGACGCTCCCAGCTAACCGAGGCAACAAGCAGCTGTTCGGTGACTGCTGCCTCCACCATGGTCTTACCATTACTTCAGATACTTCAGCAACAAAGAAAGGTTCCTGGTTCATGTCGTGGGAGAAGAAGATGGATAAGGAGCTGATTGCTACTCTCGAGACGGTACTGGTGCATCTGCACAGCATCCGACACAAGCTGGCTGCTCACCCAGAGCGGTACGATTACTACATGTCGCAGGTGCAGAAATACGAGAAGGTTCTGCACTCCCTCCGCTCCTATGCCCTGGTGTATTCCAGGTGCTCGAGCATTCAGAACCTCGCAGTTCTGGGCGAGGACTTCATCAGACAGATGAAGCGAGACCTGCCAAAGATGACCTTCCTAACGAGCATCATGTGCCAGCATGTAGGCATTGCACAGGATGGTTTCTACTCCGGGCTTGATGAGGATCGCAACTTCTATACGGCACCGAACACCAGGTTCCTCAATGACCTGCAGTATAAGTTCGACCCTAAGCACGACAAGCCAGACTGCCGCATGGATGGCGACCTGGAGGACGGTTTACCGCTGATCATCGGCTGCGATGCCAACAACAACATCAACTGTCTCGTAGTCGGGCAGGTGGGTTCTGATACCAAGTTGCGCATCGTCAACTCATTCTATGTCAAGTATGACCGGAAGTTGCCTGAGCTGGCTCAGGACTTCTGCGATTATTACAAGTATCTCAAGAACAAGCGAGTCATCTTTTACTACGATGCCACCTTTGTGGGCAACTCCTATGCAACTCACAACGATAAGTTCTACCAGATTATCACCAAGGTGCTGCGAAGGAATGGATGGCTCGTTACGGAGGTCTACATCGGCAAGCCGATGAACCATCTTGAGAAGCAGTTGCTCATAGACCGCATGTTCAAGGGACATGCACGCCACATGGTTCTCATCAACCAGGACAATAACGAGGACCTGATCATCTCCATCGAGAGTGCCGGCTGTTACAACAACGGCAAGGATAAGCGAGGCGAGAAGCTCGTTGAGACAGACGAGGACAGGCTGGAGAACCGCACAGACTTCTCCGATGCATTCGATACCGTCTGCATTGGTGTGGACAAGTTCCCTCAGACCGTCCTCTACACGGGAGGCATGAGCAACTATTACCCTCGATAGAATATTTCGTTCTTTTTTTTATTGCTTTAAGTTTTTTTTATGCTATGATTCCTTGGCTGCTTGCTCGTGAGAGTAGGCAGCCTTTTTTTCTTTCTGTGTGTGTGAGAAAGCGGTATCTCCGATGGTGAGTTTGATGCTGTTCCGTACTTTTTTTATTGCATTCTCCGCCGCCCGTCATGTGTTCCCATCCGAAATTTCCTATGCAAAGGTAGCTTCTGGCGATTCAAACCTGTGCATGAACCTGTGTTAACAAAAGCCAAAGGTTCTTCACGCTTCACTAAACCTTTTCCTTTTGTTAACACAGAACCCCACACCTGTTTGCCTCTGCCAGCGCTTTGTTTAAGCATAGGAAAAATCGAAAGGGCACACCGGGCTTTGAACGGAATGCAATTAAAAAAAATACTCCACAGCAGGAGTGGGAAAAAATCTCTGGACTCCCAAACATTACCAGAATACAATTTCAAACTTTATAAAATTTTTCGATATGAGACAGAATTATTTCTTTGAGTACGTTCCTAATGCTTACATCAACCTTTGCGTTGACAAGGCACAGCAGATGGCAAACAACCGCTTCGTCTACGACTTCAAGGCAGGTGACAAGAAGGCGGTACACCTCTGCGCTGAGTGGCTAGTTCGCTATCTTACAAAGCAGTATAGCAGTATCTTAGAGGACTTCGTTGTAGTTTTTGCTCCATGCAGCACACAATGGAAATATGCCAAGCGATTCGGCTATCTCGCAGCCATCCTCAATGCAGCAGGCATCATGACCGCAAATGAGCACGTGCACATCTTTGGAGAGCGCAAGCCAACCCACAACGGAGGCAGCCACGTTGTCAACGAGGACATTTATCACGTTTCAGTAGATGGCGAGTACTTCAAGGGCAAGCAGGTCATTCTATTCGACGACCTGCTGACTAGCGGCAAGACCATCGAGGACTTCAGAAGCAAGTTGGAGGCGGCAGGCGCTTATGTGGAGAGAGAAATCTTTTTGGCTCGCACCATTCACCACGACCCAATAAGCAACAGAGGCGTATTGCAGGAGATGGCAGAAGGCTTTTATGAGGCAGTGGCACACTCAAAGAGATGTTTCCAACAGGGTGTTAATATCAACAAGAAATCAAACAACAACTATAATAAAGTAGCGTAACATGAAGAAGTACAATGATATACTAGCAGACGAGCGCCCAGAGTTCAAGGCAGCTAATTACGGATTCGATTCACTCAGTAACACCGAATTGTTATCCATGGTAATCAACAGAGGGGCAGGAACAGCCGAAAGCCTAAGCCAGGCTAGGCAACTGATGAACATGGCAGACAACAATCTCAGTAACCTTGCAAAGTTATCCATGGACGAAATGCAGGTGGTGCAGGGAATAGGCGACTGCAAGGCGTTGGCAGTACTCGCAGCTTTGGAACTAGGTAAGCGCAGGGCAGTGGAGAAGTTGGGCAGCAAGCCCGACATGGGCAGCAGTCTAGCCATATACAACTACATGCTTCCGCAGATGGCAGACCTAAAGGTGGAGCAGGCACACGCCATCTTTATGAACCAAAATTTCAGACTCATCAAGAGCGTGAAACTGAGCGAGGGAGGGATAACAGAGACTTCAGTGGATATTCGTATCCTCATGAGGGAGGCAGTCTTGAGCGGTGCAACCATCATGGCATTTGTGCACAATCACCCATCGGGCAACACGCAGCCAAGCAAGGCGGACGATGTGCTGACCCAGCAGATAGCCAAGGCTTGTCAAGTCATGCGCCTCTTCTTTATGGACCATGTGATAGTAACAGATGGAGCATTCTACAGCTATCACGACAAGGGCAGACTATAAGCACCATGGGCAACGTGATAGGAACACGTTGCCCTTTTACTTGCTTGCAAACTTGCTGATAACCGCGGATAAAGGGAAGGGGATAGAGATAGCGAGAGCGATGGCAATTCGGCACGGCAGTCGGGGAACTAGGCAATTGCCACATGAAAAAACCCTTACATATACCGCTCCAGTCAGCCGTGGCAATTGCCTCCGAGCGTAGGGCGGTGGGGGGTATCCTTACGGCAAGGCACGCCCTTTTTTGCTCCAACTTTTCAAAAATCCATGATTTTCAGCAAGTTGGCAAAAATGACCGTGGAAAATTTGTGCAAAATGCCCAAATTTTGCAATCAATTGCCATTGATTGCCCGCTCGAAAACGGCTACTTATGCCAATTTCCATGAAATTGCCACAAGAAACGAGCCGTTTTCGAGCGAACCCCTTCATTGCATTTCGGGGTAAAAGCGGTAATAACATTGTTTGACATCATTCAAGAATGATGAGAAAAAGAGGTAAAAACCGTGTTTGATGGGGGTGAAATGTTAAATCTTAGTTAATATAACGAATTTGTAGTATAATTATTTGGTTATATCACGAAAATGTAGTATCTTTGCAGTGTTAAATTAAACAAGTAAGTAATATGAAATGGAATGAATTAAAAAGAATTGCTATTGCCCACGGCTTTCAGTTTTACAAAGGTTTGAAAGGGCATGACCTCTACATCAACAGAGAGACCAAGAAAACAATCATGCTAGAGCGACATTGGTCACAAGAGGTTAGAAAAGGATTGGTTAACAAACTTAGAAAGGATATCGGGTTCTAACCCGATTCCTTTTTAAACAAGAATATAACAAAACATTAAAATTGATTTCGTATGGATAAAAAATTTAAGGTTTCTATTGAGAAACAGGAGGATGGCAGCTATATCGCATATAATACAAATATGAGTGGCTGTACTATTATCGGCACAGGTGACTCTGTCGCTGCTGCAAAAAAAGACTTCTTGGAGTCTATGGCAGGTGTGGCAGATGCAAAACGTGAGTTGGGTGATGAGGTGCCTGAGGCTTTCTCTAATGTCCCAGACTACAAGTTTGATTTGTCTTCGCTCTTTGAGTATTATAAGATGATTAATGTGAGTGCTTTTGCTAGATTCGTGGGCATTAATGACACTTTGATGCGCCAGTACCGCAAGGGTAATACATATATCTCGGACGCTCAGCTTCGTAAAATTGAAGATGGTATCCATCAATTAGGTAATGAGTTTTCTAGACTTCAACTTGTTTAATTTAACACATCGTCCCCGACACGATTCCGTGCCGGGGACTTCTTTTTGTTCACATATAGGCAAGTTTTCAAGGCTAAAATGTTAAATCTTAGTTAATAATACGTTTTTTCGTAGTAAATATTTGGATAATACGAAAATTTGTAGTACCTTTGCATTGTCTTAAAGAAATAATGATATGAAGAAAATTTTAGTAAGCGACAAAGAGGAAGAGCTGATAGCAGCTATCAGAAATTACAAAAAATCTTTTCCTAGGGGCAACCCGCAGTTATTATGGTATGCTCAACAACTTTTCGATGAGATGATTGAGCCGCCTGAGTATTATACAAAGTATTAACAACAGACCCTCCCTTCGGGGAGGGCATTAAAAAATATAAGATTATGGAAGTAGCAGTAGCAACAGTTAAGCAGACCAAGGATAGCGAAGTAAAGCAGCGCATCCAGGATATTCAGATGCTCGTGTCGTGGCGAGAGATAGCACATACATATTTCGGCAAGTCGGCATCATGGCTTTATCACAAGCTCGATGGCATCGATGGCAATGGTGGAGTGGGAGGCTTCACCGAAGATGAAAAGAACATGCTCCGTGGCGCACTCTGCGAGGTTTCAAACCGCATACGTGCAGCTGCAGACAGAATATAAAAATGAGGCTGGGGCTTATCATTCCCCATAAGACAAAAGTCGCCATAGCCTTGTGGCGCAGAAATACCAAAAACGTCCCCGACACAGAGCTGTGCCGGGGATTTCTTATTGTTCACATTAAAACATTTTTTATTATGGTTTATTCCGAAAGACAGATGAGAGTGGCAGATGCTACAATTAAGCAACTTCTTGCAAATGAGACCGCAATGGTCAGAGAGTCAATGCTAGCTTATGTTGACGAGTTGTCTGATGACAGAGTTCTTGCCAATGATGTGGTGACTATGTTGGAGATTGATGGCTTGATAGTTTATACAGGAGATTACGATTGGAGGGCTCAGCTTACAGACAAGGGATGCAAGGCTGCACAAATGGGGTTGGCTAGATACCTCAAACGTCAAAAACTGATGGAGAAACTGAAGGAGTATAAGCTGTTCGTGGGTATAGCTAGTGCTACGGTCTCTTTTGTGTCGATGCTGATAACACTTGCCCTTACTATTTACAATGCAGTAAAATTATAAGGGCACATGCTACAGACACAATGGCGCAAACAGCATTGGCCAATGTGATTAGAATGTCGTAAAATAATTCTTTTCTTTCCATACCTTAATATATATTATTTACTAAAACCGATGCAAATATACGGAATTTTATTGAATATCTGTGGAATTTTATTGAATAACCGTGGAAAAACAGAGAAAAACGGAGAATTTCGTTGAATTTTGTGGAATTTTCACGGAAAATACGTGGAAAATCATTCCTTTTTATTCCATTTCTTTCCATTTCATTCCTCAAACTCTTGCCAGTTGACCCATTTTCGCGGTCGTTTCCGGTCGTTTTCGGTCGTTTTTTCGGTCATTTTCGGAGAAAAATGGAGAATTTCGGAGAAAAATGGAGAATATCGGAGAAATCTTTCCGTTTTCATTCCTTTTCTTTCCACTTCATTACACTTCATTCCTTTTTATTCCTCAAACCCTAGATTTTCTTCCCCAAATGTTAAATCTTACTAGATATGACAAAAAAGTTATCTTTTTATTTGGTAGAACATAACTTTTTTGTTATCTTTGCAACGTCTTTCAGACAAAGAGATCTTTTAATTAATTAAATTCCTTACATAAGATGAAAACTAGTCAACTAGTTAGACAGCTGAACCGAGCGGGATGCTTCGTTGTTCGGCATGGTGGAAATCACGATGTTTGGTATAGTCCTATTACAGGACTCAAATGTCCGGTTCCACGGCATGGCAGTCGGGAAGTCCCTAAAAAGACTTACGACAGTATTCTAGAAAGATTGCTCGGGCTTTAAGCCCGGCAATTTTTCTCTAGTTGACCAAGTTCGTTGAGACGGATGGAGTGGTTGGTTTTAAGGTCTCTTTTTAATTGGTATAAAAGTATGGCAACAAAAGTAACGATACAGGTAGAGAAAGGCAAGCAGGAGAAGAACTTCTCTTGCTTCATGGTTGAAGAACTTCCAGACTTTGCACTTGCGGGGTATGGTAACACCGCCAGGCAAGCTATTGAGGATATGTATGTGGCGCAGAAGGAAATCAAGGAGCTTCTTGAAGAGGAGGGCAAGCAGATGCCTGAGCTGGAGTTCGTGTTCCGGTTTGACATCGGCTCGTTCTTCGATTACTACTCATACCTCAATATGAGCGGAGTGGCGAAAAAGGCGGGTGTCAATGCATCACTTATGCGCCAGTATGCCATGGGTAAGCATGAACCTAGCCAGAAGCGCAAGCAGCAGATTTTGGACTGTCTGCGTCAGATTTCACAAGAAATGCAGACTGCCGTGATTTAGTTCGCTGACAGTTTTCATATAATTATGTAGGAATTTTAGTAAAGATCTCTGAGCCCTCCGTGCGTGACGCATCGGGGGCTTTTTTATTCCTCATAATTCCCAATTTCACCCCGATTTTATGCTCTAAAACATATTCCATGCAGATTCTTCTAAAATTTCTCGCTTTTTTTTTGGCGGTTCCAAATATTCTTCTTACCTTTGCCAACGCTTAAAAGACGATAGTAAACTATCCGGCAGGGCGACCGTTTCGCCTATGGCTTCTTAGCCGCAGGCTTTTTTTATGCCTAGGAAAATCTTTTTTTCTAACTGGGGAAATAATTTTTTCCAACTGGGAAAATAGATATGCCCAATACATGGCGGCTGCATGAACCGTAAGATTTGATTAGTCCTTCCGGATAAGTCATCGTCTTTTAAGCAACGGGGAATGCAGCCGCCACCCTTTTGTACAATCGGCTGCTTATGCTTAAAAGACGATGCAATATGCAGAATTCTATTTTATTAAGTGATGCGCAGGTGAGACCTGCAGGCATCAGCGTTGAGGAGGGCATGAATGCCCTCAAGTGTGAAATCAAGAAGCTCGCCAAGACCAAGAGTGAGGCCTTCAGCTGTCTCTGCGAGGAGACCGTGACCTATGGAGAGGTTGTGCTCACCATGGTTGGTTTCGCAGCTGTGATGGCGATGGTCATGATTGGTGGTTTCATTTTCGGAGGGGAGGTAGCATGATGAAGAACAGAATGACTACAGAGCTGTTTCATGCTCAGCTGGAGGAGAACATCGTGAGAGCTGCTGACGAGCGCAAGCGCCATCAGGCAGAGTTGCAGGCTATAAGCCGGAATTACGAGAGCTCGTTGGACAGTATTGAACGCATGGAGGATGAAGCAGGGGAAAGCTACCGCTGTGCCCGTAATGCTTTCGAGAAGGCCAAAAATGAATATCAGGAAGAACTCCGTAATTGTAGAAAGCTTCGCAATGAGGCAGGATTTCGCAGAGACAAGGCGAAGGTCGAGGAGACTAATCTCTGGACTCTCAACAACAATACCATCCAGAGCGACCGCCACAAAATCTTTGAGAGATACCGAGAAGCGGGGGGGTACTTTCGGGAGCAGAAGAAGGACTCCTGCACCCAGGCTGGACCAAAGACAAGAAAGGAGGAGTGAATGATGAAGAAAAGTAGAAACCGCAGAAGACGCACAGCAAAGCTGACAGCCAAGGATATCGTCATGTGCGAGTTCTTCGCTCTTGAAGGCAGGCAGATGAACGCCCATAAGGTGGAAATCAAATTTCAGAGAAAATACAATACAATGGGTTCTGTTGTTTTCATCGATGATGCGCCGCATAAGCAGACTATTATCCGATGGTATGATCATCGCTACTATACTCTTCAATACGGTGCTAAAGAGGCTAAGCCATACAACATGACTCTAGCCATGTGGAAAACCATAAACAACGATTAGGCATGAAAAAGAATAAGAAGAAAGTCAAGAGAGACATTCTCTTGCTATATTTCAGGCGCCGTCGCATCCGCGATGCGCTCATGAAACGCTGGTGGGAGCTTGAAACCAAGCGCAAGGAGCTGTACAAACTGGTGGAGTATGCCAAGATTCAGTCAAGATACTGTGTCAATCTGGACTGCCACCGCATTGTCGGCAGATACCTCAGAGAACTGGAGCGGGAGGAACTACGTACCTGCAGACTTCAGACCAAATACGACCTTTGGGCTACCCGTCTGAGCTACTGGGTTGACCTCTATGAGTCGGCATTATACCGACAGCACCCTAGTGACAGCATTTAAGTTTTACCATTTAAAAATTAAAGATTATGCCAAGAAATACAGATAATTTCAACAGCGAGCAGTTTGAGAAGGACCTGCTCGACGCTTACTTCCACTTCCGCAGCTGCCTCCCTGTGAAGGATGAAGAAACCGGTCTTGATTACAAGAAGAGCTTCAAGACAACCCAGGACATCGCCACGGAACTTGATGACATGGGCGGTGTCAGTATAGAAACAATCAACCAGTATATGCAGGAGCATGGCTACTATATAGCCACGCAGCCAGACGGAACTGTGGCATGGGCTGTGTGGGAGAGAGTTGTCAGGCCAGACAGCCTGGTTTAAGTTAAAAACTCATATATTTTATTGTACTACCATGTGTTATGAATAATTTTTCGTACCTTTGCAGCACGAAAAATTTTACAAAGTTCTGAAAAGCTTTGATACGGCTGACCGCCCGTGAGGGTAGTCAGCCGTATTTTTATTTTTATCCTCTATGTATTATCTTTGCATCAAAAAAGATAATATATGACCATCACATCACTTCCGTCGGGCAGTTGCTTCCTTGAGAACATCCCCGACATCGATATTCTCACGGCCAAGACCCGCCTGCTCGTCACCATCAAGATAGGTGATGATATCATCTACGATGAGTATCTCTATCCTGCCGATGGAGAGGTCAGAGTGATCGACCTTGCCGACATCTTCCGTCCTTATGCACGCCGGAGGCTGGCAGTCACAGCCACCATCACCATCGCCGAGCAACAGGTTCCGAGCTCCGGAGACACCGACTCGGCAACAGCCACCGATACACAGACAGCCAACCTGCAGGTCTACTATTCTACCGTAGACATCGTGGGCGTGGACTGCTCTACATTCCTCACAACCCACTTCCTAACCCTGCTCGATGGACACAAGACCACCTACATGGGGCGACTTGAGTATCTCCACTACATGGGCAAGGAGACAGCGGAAGTCACCGCACACTATGCGGACAAAACCACAAAATCGTTTACCGCACCAGCCACCGGCGGCAACGACATATACACCACCATCGACGTTTCTCCGTCTCGATTCGAGACCGAGGGCACAGACCTTCTCTACTACGTGGTAGAGGCAGGCTCACGCTCCATGACCTTCATCATAGACAGCGAGGAGCGAGATGTGGCGCCTACTCTGCTCTTCACCAACAGTTTCGGCTGCCAGGAGCTCATCTACTGCACAGGCAAGCACGAAGTAGACCCGCAGTACACCCGCGATGCAGCCTACATGGGCGGCATCAGGGTAAACTACCGCATCACAGAGCAGCGCACATTCAACGCCGATACTGGCTATCTGGGCACAGACATGGCAAACTGGGCAGATGATCTCTTCCGCTCAGACGAGGTCTATCTGGTCAACTTCATCGGTGGGGTAGCCAAGGTGGGCAAGCGGGTCACCCTCTCAGACTCCAAGTCCAAGCGCGACAACCTGCGAGACAGCGTGCCACGCTTCACCTTCAGCTACACCTACGCACAGCGTCAGCACAACGTGCTGGACCTGCAGCGTGCCGGTCGTATCTTCGACAATACATTCGATAACACCTTCAACTGATGAGACGCACGGCTTACCACCTCACAGAGGTGCTGCGCCTCCTGGCCAAGGCAGAGCGAGACCGCTCTACCATTAACCTGAAGGCGTGGACATCAGACGGCGAGACCGTCGATTATACAGGATGGCTGGTCAGGGGCAGCAGTTGGCGAGGCGGTTTCCACCGCCTCGTCAACCCGGCAAATGCCGAGGTTCGCACCGTTCCGGACATCTACATTCACCAGTTCCTGGGCTTACCAGTTTTTTTATGACATGAAACAGAAAAAATATCAGCTTCAGCAAGTAGGAACCAGCGGTTCCTACAGTCGCTACGCTCTCGTGGCAGAGGGCGTAAGCAGGGTAAAAGACTCCACCACCATCGAGCAGCAGTACGGAAGGGATACCAGTTTTCTGGGTTCCGGAGAGGTGGGAGATGCCACCACGGGCATCTTGGAGACTTCAGACGGCAAGCTCTTCGAGTATGTGAACTATGGCGATGACAACGACATGCCATACACCCTGCAGCAGTTGCTGCGCCGCAACATGGTGGCGCAGCGAGCCATGGCTTTCAACGTCCAGTGCTGCTACGGCCAGGGCGTGCGCTTCATGGACCGGGAGACCAAGCAGGACACTAACGACAGCGAGATACGCGACTTCTGCCTGAAGAACTCCATCCACGAGGTCTTCATGCAGCAGGCAACAGACATGAAGTTCTTCTTCTGGTCGGTAGAGGTCATCATCCTGAGCCGTGACCACTCCAAGATAGTCAACATCCGCCACAAGGACGTTTCCTACTGCCGCCTGGAGGTACCCAATGAGAAGGGGCGCATAGAGCATGTCTTCTTCGGCGACTTCCGCAACGTCATGTCGCCTGTCCACACCGAAGTCATCCCGCTGCTCGACCTCTACGACCCGCTGGGCGACCTCATGGCGCGCATGGGTAAGGCTCCGGATCCATATACCGGCATCAGGGGCAAGGCTCCTGAGATGGGCAAGGACTGCAAGTTTGCCATCATTTCACGCATCCCGACACCCGGACTGCAGTACTATCCGATACCATACTATGCCAGCATCTTCGACGATGCCTGGTACGACATCTACCGTCTCATCGGTATCGGCAAGCGCTACATGATCAAGAACACGTCCGCTCCACGCATCCAGATAGAGGTGCACCGCGACTACTGGGAAGAGCTCTGCAACAACGAGGACATCATCGACCCGGATAAGCGCAAGGAGCGCATCCTGCAGGAGAAGGACAACATCATCAACTTCGTGTGCGGACCGGAGAATGCCGGCAAGGCGCTCATCACGGGCTATTACTTCGACCCCAACGGCAAGGAGCAGCGCATGGTGCGCATCATCAACCTCTCAGAGGGCAGCAAGAAGGAGGGTGGCGACTGGGCAGACGACATGAGCGAGGCATCCAACGCCCTCTGCTTCTCGCTGGGCGTACATCCAAACCTCATCGGAGCAACACCAGGCAAGAGCCAGATGAACAACTCGGGTTCTGACAAGCGCGAGCTCTTCATCCTCAAGCAGTCGCTCGAGAAGGCTTGCCACGACATCATGTGCAAGCCTTACCACGTCATCTCCCACTACAATGGCTATGCCGACCGAGGAGTGACCGTAGACGTGCCGATGATAGAACTCACGACACTAGACAAAAATAAGGACCAACAGACATCAATAGTTTCAAACAATGGCAAAAATGAAGATTCAAATCAGCAAGGATGACTTCGAGCAGAGCATCCTTGCAGCCACCAGTTCGCACTCTGAGGTGTTCGAGTCGGTGGAACCGCATTTCAAGGAGTCCTATCAGCGGCTCTGCCAGCAGATATTGGGCGAGGTAGGCGAGAAGGCACTGGAGACCAGCGACGACCTGCGTGAAGCAGTCATCAAGGCGGTGTGCCTCGATGCCTTCCTCGGCGTAGTCAGACACCTCGACCTCGTGCTTACGCCTACAGGCTTTGGCGTTGTGGCAAACAACGAGGTCACTCCAGCCAGTTCCTCCAGAGTAGAGGCACTCATCGAGCAATGCCGCATAGCCCTCATCGTGGCTCAGGACACAGTCATGGCTCATCTCACCGATGTACCAGGCTGGGGGAGCACCCTGCAGGCAAAGCAGGGCATCCAGACGGTTTTGTGGAGCATAGAGGGTTATTGTTATCTCACGAGACAGACCAGCATGACTTCCAAGGACTGGATGTCCAAGCTGGCAGCCATGCAGAAGGCAGACGCCACCCTGCGCAAGCTGGTGTCCGACGAGCAGATGGATGACATCATGTGTCTGGTCAGAGGTGTGAGAGAGGGCAATGAGTTTGAAGGAAGCCTGCGCCTCATGCTGAGCCGCTGTCTGATCATGTTGGCCAGCGACATGCTGTCGGCATACTCCAACGAGCGTGCGAGACTGCTCAGATACTTAGATGCACATCTCGATAAATTCACATTATATGCGGATTCATCGGCATATAAGGCAAACCATTTCAAAGAGTTCAACAATGAAAAATCAAAACCTGCCTTCGTTTTCAATTCATAAAGATGGTACACAAGAGTTCAATTTCAAGGCGCCGTCATCGTGGGCGGAACTTTCAGAGGATCAGTTGCGCTATGTCCTTAGCATCATGTCGACGTTCCAGGATCATACCGTTATCAAATGCTACCTTCTCGCAAGGTTCTGCGGTCTTACCGTACATAAGTACACCCGAACCGGGTGGAAATGCAGCGTTAAATGCGGTGAAAGCGATGAAAATGGCGATACTAAGACTGGAAAAGTGCGCGAGAGAGTCCTGTATATCAGCGCTGCAGAAATCCTCTCCCTGCTCAAAAACTTCGATTTCATCGACTCCTTTACGGACTTTCGGCCTCTACAGGTCGCAAGTGACGTTCAGCTGACGGCAGTAAACAGCCTGCTTCACGAAATCAGCTTCTACGATTACCTCAATATCGAGAAGAACTACCAGCTTTTCATGCTCAAGCAGGAGGACAGATTCCTGCTGAAGATGGCGCAACTCATGTACAGAACAGCAGGCGGTTCTGCCAGTGAAACCGCTAAATTTGAACCTTACGAACTCCTCGGAGTCTTCATGTGGTTCTCGAGTGTCAAGGAGTATTTTGCCGCCAACTTCCCTCACTTCTTCAGACCAGCCAGAGAGGGCGGCGAGCTGCGGCGTGAGGACATCCTGCCAGCAATGCAGGCGCAGATCAGGGCACTTACCGATGGTGACGTGACCAAACTGCAGGCTGTCTACAATACCGACTGCTGGGCTGCCCTCACAGAGCTTGATAACAAGGCACGAGAGGCAGAGGAGTTCAAGAAGCGCAACAGGCAAAATAGTTAAAATAACAGCACATGACAGAGAAAATCTTCGATTCCATCGCCTATTTCAAGCAGCTGGCTGCCGAGTGCAGAACCTGCAAAGAATATAATTTCGTCGCAACGGAGTGCTCCGGACCTGATTCCATTCAGGGAGTCATGCAGCAGTTCCGCAAGGCATCCAACTTCATCATGGTCTCAGATACCGTTGACAGCAACACCCATTCCATCGGAGAGGGGTTCTTTGACCGCAACGTATATACCGTCTGGATTCTGGCAGGGTACCGGCGCGATGACATGGCAGACCGAGAGGCGAAAATGAATATCTGCAGATATATCTTCCGACAGTTCCTCAGTCGCATGCTATACGACAAGAGCCGTGAGGCATACGACGGACAGATGGAGTTCCTGGACCTCACGCAGGTCTATTCGAGCGAGCTGGGCAGATGGTCCATGAATGGCGTCACAGGCCTCTATTTCATGGTCACATCAGACGAACCTATCGATATACAGTATGACGAGAGCCTATGGCAGACGCAGCAGTAGACGATCTCCTTAGATATGAGCGAGGCTGGACTAACGCCATGGGCGACTATTGGAGAGAGCGCATGGAGCGGTTGCGTACCATCGATACCGGCCGCCTCTACGCTTCCATCAAGGCGCACCTGGAGCAGGGGTCTGTGACAACAATTGAGCACAACTTCCTGCAGTATGGTATCTATGTAGCTGCAGGAGTAGGTCCGGCACATGAGTGGTACAAGTGGACCGAGGCACAGGGTGGCGAGAAAGTACATCGCATCAACAACGGCGACCTCAACTTCCTGGACGATGAATACCGTCGTGACAACAATCTCGAGAAACCGAAGAAGGTGGGCCCTGCCTGGGGCGGCCGCGTCGCAGGTGGCGAACCTAAAGGCAGACGTGACTGGTTCTCGCAGAAGTACTACTCATCTGTCATGAAGCTCAACGAGCATGAGGCGACCTTCTACGGCGACCGGTACAATGGTCTGATGGCATCTGCCCTCACAGAGATCTTCAAGGGCATCGGTGCAGCACGCTACCTCTAGGGAGCGTATTTTTACCGATTCCATCGGCATATTATCTTTGCAACAAAAATAGCAAATGGCATACAAATTAGACAAGAGTGCACTTCAGTCCCTCTTCGAGGGCATCAGAGACGAGCGGCGCCTGCAGGCTAACACGGCAAACCGCATCGGCAACGCCTTCCTCTCGCTGCTGCACTTCTGTGCTGACGAGACCTCCGAAGCCTATCTCAGCCGCAAGCATGACGATGCAGCCGAGGGTATGATTACCTTCCTGCGTGGACTCATCTCCGAGCAGATGGCGCAGCTCAAGGCGGGCGCACAGTTTGGTGACTTCGTCTCCGGGCTGTACAACGGCAAGGGAGGGCAGGTTGATGACAGAGGCAATGCCGAGGTTGAGAGCATCACCGTCCGCACATACATGCGGGTCATGGAACTGATTGTCAACCGTCTGTCAGCGCAGGAGGGTGACACTTTCTTCACAGAGAGCGACACCATCGAGAGCGTTGACAGCCTGGGTGATAACTGCTATGGCCTGCACCTCCGCTCAAAGTATAGTGGATACTTCACGGCGCAGCATGTGGGCAACGTCATCAAGGGCGTGGTCAACAACATCGCCTCGGCAGCCAATTCTGGCACCTCGGCTAATTACTACACTTCGTGGATGAGAGTCAACAGCGTCAACGCGGTTAAGAATTACATCGAGGTCACCCTCTATCCTGATGCCGAAGTTCCGGCAGGCAAGAACTTCCCGCCATGTGAGCTCATGAATATCGCCCGTTATGGCAACCAGACCGATGAGTCGCTGCAGAGCTGTTTCTACATCTCCAGTTCCGAGGGGCGCATCGTCAAGCTGACGGGCGTCACCAAGCCGATACTAGAGAATTACAACTACGGCATGGTCTTCGGCGACATGCCTGAATTCGTCAAGTCGCTCGACCTTCCTATCGTCAAGGGCAGGGATTATCTCTATGCAGCCGGCATCATCACCCAGGATATCATACAGATTGACTATCAAGGCAAACCGGTTGTCGATTATGTAGACCGAGGACCATGGTCAGAGGCGGCAGAATATTTCTGCTCAGCTCTCAATCCGGAAACTGGCAAATACGAGACTTCCGATGTCTGGTATACTGGGTGCAAGTGGAGATGTCAGAAGACTGGTACCCATACCGCACCAAGGTGGAACAATACCGATTGGGCGATGATAGAGGGCAATCCAGCATTCACCATCGATTTCCTCGAAGACGAGACGCTCTATGATTTCGACAACTTCCGAGCTCCGCTGACAGTCGTCGCATCGCTCTACGGACAGGATATCACATCAGATATACTCGACAGCGACGTAGCCTGGACCAGATACACAGAGAACAGGGCTGGTGAACAGAGAGTCACAAGTGACAACATCTGGTCACTCGAAGTCGGTTCCAAGACAGGCAAGGCTATCGTACTGACCCAGTCTGACCTCTCCATCGACAGCGAGGGAGTTCCGGCTAAGATTAGATTCACGGCAACAGTTACACTTCGTGATGGTCTGGGCGATGAGGTTGCCCATGATTCCATCACTCTGGAATGTGTTTAAAACATATAAGATGAAATACAAAAGATTAGACTTCAAATACACGCCTCTGCAGGTGAACACATCCAAGACAATATCAGGCAGCGTTCCGCTCGAACAGACTTATGACGCCAACCAGAATGAGTATGCTCCTAATTACGAGTTGACACCATGCGCCTTGCAACCGGTCGTTGGTATAATCGACAGAGATAACATACTCGAGAGTGGTCGTGTCAATAGTGAACTGACAGATATCGCCTGGTACAGAGTCGAGAATGGTGTGGAGGGTAATGCGCTGGTTTCGACACCCAGAAAGCATGTCATCACCTCGTCCGGCAATGATGCCGGCAAACTGCTCTGGTATGTCAACGCAGCGCCGCAAAAACCGATTCTGCTCAGATTCAAGGCGAAGTACCTGGACAGCCGAACAAATAAGGTTCACAGAATTATGATGGACTATTCCATCAACTGCAAGAATGCGACCCTCTACAAGCCGACGCTGCTGCTTTCGAGTGGTGACCGATACTATAATCCGCTTCGTGATACAGACAAGCAGGTCATCAATGCATCTCTGCGCCTCGGATCAGAGGAGTGCGCTAAGGAGAAGAGGCTGTTCATCTGGGAGATTCTCCGTGATAGAGGTCAGTTCTCTGCCATTACAGCAGATGACCTCGAAATCAAAGTTTCTGCAGATGGCACATCGGTTACTCTAGACCGCTCGCTCATGGGCAAGCGCATCTGCATCAGATGCAGGGCTAAATTCTCGGCTGATGGCAATCCGGCAAGCGTAGATCTGAGTGATGCTACACCGAACAGAATTGTCAATATCGTCCGCAGGATACCATTCTACGATTACGATATCCTCGACACGGTCGACGAAGTCCTGCCCGACACGAAGGTAGTAAACCCGGCGGCAACCATCTCTGACAATGTCGGAGAAATTGCGAACCCGACAAGAGAACTGCAGGTCCTCTGGTGGATGGCACCGAATAACTCGATACACTTTGAGAACGCTGTCCTTGTCGGACATGGCATGTCTCCGAGAGTACCTACAGATCTGCTGGATCCGAACAGGGGAGCTATCCTTGCTTTGGAAGTTAAAGACCTCGATCCTTTAGCTCTGGCTATGGATGCCGACGGCAAGGTCTTCGTGGACGCAGATGGCAATCCGTTCATTTTTCACTAATCATCATTTATAATATAATATATGGAAAGATACATCAAGGCAAATCGCAAGGTCGTGGAGTTGCTTCAGCTGACCGAGGACAGAACTGAGCTGCAGGATGGCAATTTCATTCTCTGGTGTCAGGATATCCTACAGCTTGGGGAACCTATCGAGTTCGAGGAGACGCTGTCCAGAATAGGCGCTATCGCTATGGATGGCAAGACCGCCTGCATGGAGCAGGAAGGCAAAGTGTGCAACAAGCTGCCTGTAGCTACAGACAGCAGATTCATCATGACAGAGCAGAGAGAGGAGGCAGAAAATGAGTAGCGCAAGTAAGTCGACAACCATCAACTTCATACCAAAGATGGGTACATTTACTCCGTCAATCCAGTCGCCTGACGGAGATATCTACCAGGAGTACCAGAGAAATGGGGATGTCGTGACTGTCTATCCGGATTTCTCGCAGACGCAGCCGAAGCTGTACTTAGTTGTCATCTCATCGAGAACAGCAGAAGGCATCAGTACACCAACCTCCATGAAGTACTTCTTCAATGATACGGAGATTCCTTTCAATTCTGCAGGCAAGTCTACAGGACTGTTTGACGGTCTCTTTGAGATTATCAGACCAAGTGCTTCGCAATTATATTGGGGACTGAAAATCTGCAACAACCTGGTTAAGGTTTCCAATTATAGCGGCATTACAATCAGGATGGTCGGTACCATCACAGAGCGTTCTGGGCAGCAGGAGGCTACAGATGAAATTCAGGCTAGCTACGATATCTCCGTTGGCCCTTACACAGGAGTCGCCTATCGTGTGACAATTAAGGCGCCGGCTAATGATACGCACAACTTCGTTCTGGGTAGCAAGAATGACAGCTGCCAGCTCGAAGCCAAAGTCACGCAGGGCAACGAAACTCTGACAGCAGGACTATATTACAAGTGGTATAAAGCAGTCAATAGCATCACAGGTTGGGAGCAGATTGCAGGAGCCAGTGCCAAGATACTCACCGTCAAGGCATCAGATGTGGATTGCACGAGGGAGTTCATGGTGGAAGTGTACAACGACAAGACCATGGGCAAGGATAATATGCTGGGTTTCGACTTCCAGACTGTCATCGATGCGTCAGATCCATACGATATTGAGCCCAACCCGACACCGGCTGATGAGTCTATCAGCGAGGACGAGTCAGGCAATGGTACTGTGACCTATACTCCGAGACTGATTGTCAGGGGAAAGTCTGAGGCTATCGGTAGCAAGTTCTATTTCACGCTGAAGTCAGGTTCTGGTGTTGTCCTCAATACTGAGGCAGCACGCAAGCCTACTGTCCAGCTGAGTTCATTTGCTGTGACCAGGGCAGACTGCGAGCATGCCGGTTACAGCAGCGTGGCATTAACGATTCAATCAGTCAAGTAGTCTATGACAGTAATTACAAGAACTATTAATTTTATTCGCAAGGCTGTCAAGGGTGAGAAGGGCAGCGTACTTCGAGGTCCGCAGCTGTGGAATACCTGCAGCAATGGATACAGATTCGAAGCGGGTGGAGAAGGTGAAGAGTGGAAGGATGTTGTCTTATATAATGGCAATAGCTATTCCTGCATCAAGACGCACGTCAAGACTGCAGATAATTATCCGGGATCTGCAGCTGATCTGAACAACCATTATTGGCGACTGGGTCAGTCTATCGAACTCATCATAGCCCACATCATCCTCGCCCAGTACCAGATGGTGGAGAACCTGGGTGTCCGTACCATCGAGATGAAGGATAAGGACGGCAATGTTGTCTTCAGAGCTAAGGACGGCGAACTATCATGTAAGGGAGGCATATTCCAGAATGTCAGCGTCTCGGGAGATATCACTGTCGGAAGACTGAGATACAACGAAAATACAGTTGTTGACGGCAAAAGTATCATCAATGGCTCTTTTATTAAAGGGCCGGGTATATATGTTCTTCCGCACCTTAGCGATGGAGAATTCATGCGCATCGTAGTCTTCAACCCTATAATAACGCGCTCCACACCGCCAGCTATTCTTAAGTGTGAGCAGGAAAAGGATGTATTCATTCCGGCAAGTAATGGCCTCATGCAAAGCTCGACTAGCATCAGTGTTGAGGGTTGGTTTGAAATCATTGGCACCAACGAGCTTGGTTACACAATATGGGTATATAACGTGGTTGAGAATAAAGAAAGTAATAGTTAGATATGGAAGGTAAAAAATTCAATTCCGTGACGAAAGTCACAACCGTCAACAGCAACCAGAGCCTGCTGCTGACAGACCAAAATGGCAATGTCACTAGCATCGGTATGGATGCGCTCAAGGCTGACCTTGCTGTTGGTCAGCATGCCTGGTGCGGAAGAGTGTGGGACACCGCCAACGCAACGCCTAAGGCTGCATCATACGTTGGCTCACTTGAGTTGCTGAGGGAGTTGCCGTACATCCTCGGACTGGGCGCATACCTGGTCAAGAATGACCATAGCCGCAGAAAGCTCGACAGCAAGGATCACTACAAGTATGCTACTGGTGAACCAGCAAAGCTGGATGGTACCGAAGGTCACTATCAGTGGGGATGGGGACGTAAATTCTACGTTGTCATCAAGGATGTTGGGGGATTGCACTATGAGCAGATTGGCATCAAGCCAATTCCTGGTGAGTTTAATTACGAGATTCCTATCGGCAGTCTCTCTGCTGCAGGATTCGCCACTATAGAGCGAAGCACAGGCAGACTTGTGAGCTATATCAATAATGGAACTGACTATCGTGGTGGAGACAACAATTCGTCTTATGATGGCAAAAATAATTCGCTTCTGGGTAGACCGGTAACTAATCTGACTGCTGAGCAGTTCAGAGCTGCAGCACGCAAGAATGGCAAGGGCTGGCTCAGCACAACCATGCGACATACATCCATTGTAGCAATTCTTTTCGGCGTCATCTTCGGTACACATTACGATCAGGATGCCGTCAATGCCAACAAGGATGCCAATGGTCTCTACCAGGGAGGTCTAGGTGCAGGCTTGACGCAGATGCCAGACTGGGGTGGCTACAACGGCTGGAGACCTGTCGCACCTATGAGTGCAGGCATTGAACTTGGTGATTCATGTGGAGAAGCGACCTATGCTGTTAAGAATGATGCAGGGACAACGGTCTATAATGCCAAGATTCCATGTTTCTTCGGCTTAAAGAACGGCTTCGGCAATCTCTGGCGAATGTCGGATGATGAGTTCTGTCAGGTCAACAGTGACAAGACCATGACACACCTCGTGGCTCCGTCAATATACGGTTCCTGGACCATCGGCAACGCTTCCGGCATGATAGCGTTGAGCAAGTCACCAGGCGGTGGTGAAGGATGGATCAAGACCTTGTCGATGGAACATCTCGAGAACTTCAGTACGCAGATTGGTGCTACAGAGTCAACCTATTCGACTTGCTGTTTCTGGAACACGTCAGGAACTACATCCGGTTTTCGCCTGTGTCTTCGTGGTGGCAGCGCTAGCTATGGTGGTCGATGCGGTCTTTCGACGCTCGACGTGGACAATGCTGTCTCGGATTGCAATCTGAGCTACGGTGCGGCCCTCTGCGAAGCAGCATCCGAGTGGTCATTGGAACCAGTGTATTACGAGGCGGCCTAGAGTGGACAGAGGTGTGCTGACGTGAGCAGGAGTGTGCAGGTTTGGCCAAGGCTTCCCAGCGGAACCAAGGGCAATCCTGAGCACCCTGCGAGCGTAGCGAGCAAACCCAACCGCCCTTGGGCGGTCGATTTTTTTTGAAATTTCGCTCTTTGACATTCTTTCATTCCGATTTTTTTCAGTACCTTTGCAGGCGGTATTCAAACCAGGCTGTGATTCCTGCGCCGGTTTTCGCCTGTGTCTTCGTGGTGGCAACGCTAACAATGGTGGTCAATGCGGTCTTTCGACGCTCAACGTGAACAATGCTGTCTCGGATTACAATATGAACTACGGTGCGGCCCTCAACTTAACAAGATACTGCAGGTTAGTTTGCTTAGCTGCAGTGATTTCGGGAGTCAGGCCTTGCCTCATGGCAAAACATACACTTTAGCAGAATAGCTAGTAGATGATGACAATGGGTCATCCGGTCGAAAGTTAGGACATCATAAAAGCAGACAACAGACACAGACACCGACATTTATCAGACACCGACCTTTTTTTATATACATAAAATTTTAAAGCAAGTGAAGAGGTTAGGTAACATTTCACAGGCGGTTGAGACTTTGCAAAATTTTCGTGAAGCATTTTTTGATTTTTCCCGGCACAAGAAGTCCCGTCTCTCAGTTCAAGCGTTTGAGGCAGAGTTTGAGTCAAATCTTCAAGCCCTGCTAAATGCATATGTCAATCAGACATGGCATACATCAGACTATGAGGTCAAGCAAGTTGAAAAACCCAAGCATCGCATAGTCAATAAGTTGCCTGTTGGCGATCATGTCATTCAGCATGCAGCCATGCACACCAGTGAAGATAAGTTGAGAGCCAAGATTCCTTACAACAGTCCAGCTGGTACCAAGAGACGTGGCACGCATTTCTTCTACAAGATTATCAAGCAGGACATCTATACCTCGCCACAGCAAGACACATTCTATTGCTTGCCCATGGATATACATCATTATTTTCAAAATGTTGAGCATAATCTGCTCAAGAGAGAGTACAGGTTGTATATCAAGGACCGCAAGCTGCTTGCTTTCATCGACGAGGTCGTTGACAGCTATGCCAATGGCATTGTGCTGGGCGTCAAGCTTACACAACTTTTGGGGCAACTGTTTCTGGCGAGGTTTGACTATCTCGCCATGCGGTGTTTCGACATACTCCAAGACCCCGAGAAACACGGCTACTGGCAGGCTCGGTACGTCACAGACATGCTCCTCACATGCCGCTCGGAGCAGCAAGCTATCGTTTTAAATGTGGGGGGGGTAAAATCCCTCAATGAGCGCTTCGACCGTTTTTGCCGCGAAGGGCTCAAACATTATTATAGATTCATGGACAATATCTTCATCATGCATGAAGATAAGGTCTTCTTACGCCTTATGGCGGAGCTTGCAGTCATGCACTTGGCTAGAGACTGGAAGCTGAGCATCAATAAAAGTTGGAATATTCATCGTACATGTGACGGCATAGACTTCTGTGGACAGAAGATCTTTGCCGACCATGCCCTTTTGCGCAAGCGCACCAAGCAGGCACTCTGTGCCCAGGTGGCAAGATTGCGCAAACGTGGTCTTACCGATGAACAGATCCGGCGCAAGGCAGCATCGAGGCTTGGCCTAGCCAAACACGCAGATACAAAAAACTTATTAAATAAAATCGGTATGAAAAAGTATGGTCAGATTGTGAAGGCTCGCAAGGGAGAGATACCCTTCGAGGGCATGAGTTTGGCACAGAAGAAGCATCCAGGCGATATCCTGTGCCACAACATTGAGGACTATGACAAGTTCCTCATCCTCATAGAGGATTACAAGATTGATAAGTCGAGAGTCGACTTCAAGATGGAGCAGGTTGAAGAAGTTGACGACTAGGGCGTCAAACACATAGTCACCAAGAAGGTGCCAAAGGACCGCCTCGCAATTCGCTTCCGTTTCATCGATCATGTCCGGAAGACAGGACAATTCGATGAGCATGGAGAAGAGATTGAGGAGCCGGTTTGGCAACCTGAGTCGTGGTGGCTATTTACTGGCTCAGATATTTTGGTAGATCAGGCACGCAAGGAGTGGGAACTGCTGGACAAGGGCTTCTACACCGTTGCCGCCGAACTCACCAATAAATTTGGCAAGAAATTTTATAAATTTATCTAATGCACAAGAAATTTTATCTTTGCCGCATGTCATACGTAAGATATGACAGCAAGCATTTTCTCCTGTACTTGAGTGAACAGAGAGTTGAAAACTATCACCCAGACGCCAACATGTCGGAGTCTGATGATGAGAGTAAGACAGTGACAGCCTACAGCTATGAGGGGACAGAGATTGACGGCTCAACCAAGATTGAGGCGGAGTCGGCAAGCTATCGCGAGTTCGTGAATGGTCTGGTTCGTACTAAGTACAGCCAGAGCGATGTCGAAGCTATCCTGTGCAACCATGGTGATGGCAACAAGGAACACGAGACAGAGTACCAAGTATTCCAGGAGTGGCGAGAGCAGGCTAAGCAGATGGCCAGAGAGTTACTCGACCGGGATATCTCATAGTTATCAGATACGGCAGGAAGGTGACAGTCCTTTCTGCCGTATTTTTATATTCCTTATATTATATGTACCTTTGTGCCAGTTTTAAAAAAGGTACAGATATGCAGAGAAATACCAAGGATTGGATACACTACAGCTCTGCTGGCATAGTACTGCTTGCTGGCATTGTGCTCGTGTACATCAGCTTTTTTATGTCCCACGACGTCACGTCTAACGTCTTGTGGTACTTTGGGCAGAGTCTGGTTTACGTGGCAACCGTCTTTGGTTTCGCACTGACTTTTGACACCAGAGTTAAAGACATTATCAATAAATATTTCAACAACAAAAATGGCACGCAAGATTAAGAAAATTTTCGTTCATTGTACAGCAAGCCGACAGTCATGGTCTGTCGATGCCTTGCTCAAGGAGTTTAGAAACAAAGGCTGGCATTATCCAGGCTACCACTGGGTCGTAACCGCTGATGGCAAGTACACGCAGCTCATGACAGAAGACCTGCCGTCCAATGGAGTCAAGGGGCACAATTACGATTCAGTCAACGTGGCATACATGGGTGGAATATCCCGCACAGGCAAGGCTATCGACAACCGAACAGATGAGCAGAAGGCTGGACTTCGCCAACTCTTGAAGGAGTTGCGTCAACGCTACCCTGATGCCAAGATCATGGGACATCGTGACATCTCGCCTGACAAGAACCACAATGGAGTGGTCGATCCATGGGAGCGCATCAAGGAGTGTCCTTGCTTCGACGCAATTCCGGAATATGCCGACATTTAACATCAAGGATTATGCAGAAACATCTCAAGTCAATCATCATGGCCATATCGGTGATATTGGTCATCATCGCCTGCTTCTGGATTTTTGACCATCGACAGCAGCGAGCGGAGCAGGAACTGAGAGAACAGCTTAATGGACTGAAACTTCAGTATGCTCCAGCCGAGCGAGACACCATCCGAGACTCGCTCACGGTCATCACGCAGCAGGTGCTGCAGATGCCGGCTGAGGAGTACAAAATTCAGGCCTACGACCGCCAACTGCTCCATGACCTGGACATTCGTCTTGGCCAGGTCATGGCAGACCATCGCACGAGTCTGAGTACTGCTGATACGGTCAAGACTGACCGCAGCGACTCGGTCTATACCTACAGCGACCGATGGCTCAGTTTCCGTCTCAATACGGCGGACTCCATCTTGACATACAAGGCGAGAGACAGCCTCCAGACCATAGTCTACAGGCAGTACAAGCACAGATTCCTCTGGTGGCGGTGGGGCACCAAAGGCTATGATGTCAAGGTCATCAACTTCAATCCCCATTCCAACATATTATATAACAGCTATATACAAGTCACCCGATAATGGCAAGACAAGAGGTATATACAACAGTCATCAAGCTCAACTCTGAGGAGGCGAAGAACCGACTCAAAGAGTTAGAGGACAGAGTCGCTCGTCTGAAGAAGGCAAAACAGGATGCCTTCTCGGCGGGCGATTCCCGTTTAGGGGCTTCCCTCGCCAAGGATTTGAAGGCCGCAGAGCGAGAGATGAAGCAATTCAAAAACTCGACAATGAGCGTCAAGGAGACACTCGACAACCTGTCTAGTGCAAGCCTCGGACAGCTGGAGAAGGCTGCTAGACATCTGAAGGGGCAGATGAAGGCAGCGTCAGATCCTTCAGACTTCGCTAAATTGGACGCTCAACTCTCAAAGGTCAAGGAGCAGATGCTTGAACTGAAGGGCGCAACACGCAAGGCTGATGAGGAAGCAAGACGCATGACCGCAACAGTGTCTAACCTAAAGCATGCGTCACTCAATGACCTCAACTTCACAGCTTCCAAGCTACGTAGTCAAATGGCTGACTACGACCCAACATCTACCATGTACGCCTCTCGAGCTTCGCAGCTGAAGCTGGTAGAGGCAGAACTGGAGCGCATCCGCCAGAGTGAGCAGAAAGTGGTCACCCTCATGCAGCAATATGACAAGGAGATAGACAGCACCAATGTGGACATCAAGGAGACCAAGCAGCAGATGCAGCTGGTCAATAACACCATGTCCAACCTCAAGACCTCATCCATCCGTGACCTGGAGTACTCCATCAAGGCTATCAACCAACAGATGAAGGGCATGCAGCGTGGTACCGAGCAGTTCAAGCAGATGGAGCTGAAGGCGAAGCAGTTGAAGGCAGAACTGCAGGCAGTCAGAGCCGAAGGAGTAGCCCAGGAGTCCTGGATCAAGCGCTCTGCAGACTGGTTCAACCGTATGCAGGGTCTTGCACTCGGTGCTGTCGCTGCCATCTCCGGCATCACCTTCACAGTCAAAAAGTGTGTGGAGGAGTATGCCACGATGGATGATGAAATGACCAACGTTCGCAAGTACACTGGGCAGGCAGCCGAAGAAGTCGAGCGCATGAACGAAGATTTCAAGAAGATGGATACCCGCACACCTCGCCAGAAACTAAACCAACTGGCAGAGGATGCCGGCAGACTAGGCATCACATCGACTGCTGCAGTTGAGGAGTTCGTAGATGGAGCCGATAAAATCAATGTCGCCCTCGGGGATGACCTCGGCGATAAAGCAGTCTCTCAAATCGGTAAACTCGCCCAGATGTTCGGCGAAGACAAGACCAAAGGTCTGCGAGGTGCCATGTTGGCGACAGGTTCTGCAGTAAATGAACTGGCTCAGAATTCCTCTGCGTCGGCAGGATATCTCGTTGACTTCACCGCCCGTGTGGCAGGTGTCGGCAAGCAGGCAGGCTTTACACAGGCTCAGATTATGGGTCTCGCATCAGTTCTCGACCAGAACATGCAGCAGGATGAGACGGCGGCAACAGCTGTGCAGAACCTTCTGGCAAAAATGTACCAGGACTCGGCTAAGTTTGCTCAGATTGCAGGTCTCAATGTCAAGGAATTCGCAAAGACGTTAAAGGAGGACGCCAATGGCGCACTCCTCCAATTCCTGGCAGCCATGAGAGCCAAAGGCGGTTTTGCCGACCTTGCACCAATGTTCGAGGAAATGAAGATGGATGGATCCAGGGCTACTGGTGTACTAACCGTCCTCGCAGATAAACTCGATGACATCAAGACTGCCCAGAACCTGGCAAACGAAGCCTATTCCGAAGGCACATCCGTCCTCAATGAGTTTAAAACACAGAACGAGAATGTAAAGGCTCAACTTGACAAGGCGAGCAAGAAGTTCCTGGATCTCTCCATCGAACTGGGACAGAAACTCTATCCTGCAGCACGATATTGCATATCTGCAGCCAGTCTCGGAGTTCGGACACTCTCCACACTCGTTGATTTCGTCAAAGATTATTGGCGCGTATTGGTTGTGCTGACCGCCGCCATCGTCACCTATACTGCAGTATCTAAGGCAAAGCTGATAGCAGACAAGGCACAGATGGCATGGCTCAACATCATGATATTGCGCGAGAAGGCGCATCTTTTCCTTGTGGGACTCAAGACATCTGCTCTCAAGACCATGGCAATCGTTCAGATGGCGCTCACCAAGGAGATAAAACTGACCACCGCAGCGCAGATGATATGGAACAAAGTGTTGTTGGCCAACCCTATCACAGCCGTGATAGCTGTTGTCGTAGGCCTCACAGCAGCAATCGTTACCTTATCCAAGGAGACGAGCACCGCAGAGCAGGCTCAGCGTGACTACAATGATGCCGTAACAGATGCCAACAAGCAGACAGCAGAAGAGGAGGCATCCATCATGCGCCTCGTTTCTGCCATACAGTCCAACACCACAGCTGAGTCAGACCGCAAGGCAGCCCTGGAAGAACTCAACGGCAAGCTGATGCGTGAACACCTCGGCAACATCACCGAGGAAGCTGTGCGCACCGGTCAAGCAACAAGGCAGATACAGACCTACATCGACTGGATGAAGAAGAAGATCGTCATCGACGGCTTGCAGAAGAAACTGGCTGAGTCAATAGCTAAGGAGGCTGAAAATGAAGACTTGCTTAGCGAAGCAGACAACGACAAGCGTGGTTTTTGGGCAAAAGTTTGGGGACGTATTAATCCATTTGCAGGTAGAAAAACAAAGATGCTAAACTTAGCATCTGATAACAGAGAAGCGTTCAGGGAGACTGTAAACCACGAAATTGAGAGAGAGAGGCAATATCAGCAGAAGCTCATCGATAAGATTAAACAGCTGGAGTCCCAGCACTTCGAGATCAATGATCCGGAACCATGGCGAAACAATGGCTACAATGGAAAGAGCAATGATGGTACCATCATTAAGAAGCAGAGTACAGCCGGCACTCATCAGGTATCAGAAAAAGAGCGCAAGGCTCGTGTCAAGGCAGGGAAGGCAGCTGCAGCCGAGGCACGTAAGCGCCAGGCTGAAGCCAAACGCAAGCAGAAGCAGGCAGCCGATAGCATCAAGGCTGAGACCAACGAACTGATGGCAGACAACGCCAAAGCCTATGCAGAAGGCAAGAAAACCTATCAGCAGTTCATCGACGACAGACAGAGCATCCAGATTAAGGGTTTTGCCAAGCTGAAGCAGCTATATGGTGAGAAGAGCAACGAGTACAAGCAGTTGCTTGACAACCAGGTCAACGTTGTCAAGCAGCATGATGCTGCCATTCAGAAGATGAATGAGCAGAGCATTGAGCGTGAACGCCTCCAGAAGGAGGCTAGCATCAAAGCTCAGTACAATGATGCCAGTTCAGCGATCTATCAGAATGATATCGCTCTCAATGAAGCCCTATATAAGAATGATGTCGAAGCCATGAAAAAACGTCTTGCACTCTACAAAGACAGAGAGGGCAGCGAGGAGTGGCTGGATCTGAAGGCTGAGATGGAACAGGCTGAGCTCGACCACCAACTGCAGATGCAGGAGTCATACCAGAACCAGCTGAAGGAGTTGCGTCAGCAGTTCGGTAAGCAAGACCTGCAGGCACAGGAGACCATGTACCTCAATGGCCTTGACAATCTCTACAAGCAGGGATTGATAAAGGAGGAGGAGTATCAGCACATGAAGTTGGAGATAACAAAGCAGTTCGCTGCACAGAGAGCGCAGATAGATGCTGATGACCATGGAGCCGGTAGCGCTCAGATAAAAATCAATGATAAGTCATCTGAGATGGTCAACAGTGCCAGGGCTGCAGCAGGGGAGTCCCAGCAGACCAGCAATGCCACTCTGGGTGGATACTTCTCTTCACAAGTTGAGAACTATCAGAACACCATGGAGAAACTGAAGGAATTGTATGGCAACGACAAGCAGAACCATGCTGCATACATGCAGGCCAAGGCGCAGGTCACCGCCAACTTCCTCGACAACATGGTGCAGCAGACATCTGCGGCATACAACGGCATCAATAACATTCTTTCTTCTGCGTCAGCATACGCTCAGGCATGCTCAGACCTGGAGCAAGCCAAAATCTCCAAGAACTACGAGAAGCAGATTGCTGCAGCTGGCAACAACTCGAAGAAAAAGAAAAAGTTGGAGGAGAAGCGTGACAAGGAGCTGGCAGCTGCCAAGTCTAAGGCCAACAAGAAGTCCATGAAGATTGAGATCGCTCAGGCAATCGCATCAACCGCCATGGCTGCCATCAACGCCTATTCTTCAGCAGCCAGCATCCCAGTCACAGGTTGGGTAATGGCTCCTATCGCTGCCGGCATGGCCACAGCTGCAGGTATGCTGCAGATAGCAACCATCAAAAAGCAGCATCAGGCAGAAGCAGCAGGGTACTACGAGGGTGGATACACCGGAGGCAACCGCTATCGCAAGGAAGCAGGTGTCGTACATGAAGGCGAGTTCGTGGCTAATCACAATGCCGTCAACAACTCATCCATCCGTCCAGCTCTTGACCTCATCGATAGGGCACAGCGCTCCAATACAGTTGGCTCGCTGACCGCTGAAGACATCACACGTTCTCTCGGACAGGGTAGCAGTACCGTGGCTGCTCCTGTTGTCAATGTCAACAATGATAACACCGAGGTACGCCAGTCCCTTGATGGTGTCAATGCAGCCGTCAGCCGTCTGACACAGACTCTTGACGATGGCATTGAAGTTGAAGTTCCGATATCTGGACGTAGAGGTCTGCACCGCAGACTGCAGGATTATCAGCGCATTTTAAACAATAAGTAGTGGAATATGATAACATGCATCATCAATGGTCATAAGGCCTATCCCATTTCTACATCATCCATCAAGGTGACATACGCAAATCAGTATGTCACCGATGATGGTGAGTACACCTATGACATCACCTTCCCCATGAATATCCTTGAGAACCGTGTCATATTCAAAAATGTCTCACGCTTGGAAGTCAAGAAGAATATCGCCAAATACGATGACTGCAAGCTGTTCTGTAATAGCCAGCTAATCATGAGCGGTGTCGGTACCATACTCTCCGTGAATGAGAAAGAGATCAAACTGCAGATAGTCGGAGGCAAATCACGCATCAAGTTCAATGACCGCCTGACCAAGCACTACATCGATGAGATTCCATTTGGCACAGCTGACAAGCCCGGTTATACAGTTGATAAGGGCTGGTCTCAGGGATGGAAAGGTCTTCAGAAGATTAAGGACATCTATAGATTGGATGACGATAAGTCGAAGTTCCTGGGAGTAGAGGGTAAATGGTGTTTTGTTCCTGTTAGGGACGAAACAAATGATATGATTGCCAATTTCGTCGGAGTAGATAAAACGAAAGTATTTATTGGCTACAATGCACCATTTATCGTAAACCCAGCAGTTCAGCCCAACCTGATGTATATCTTCCGTAAGGTAGTAGAAAACGAGGGATATACTCTCAAGCGCAACGACTTCGACTGCAAGCCGTGGAACCTCCTGTATATCGCATCGGCCTACAAGACTCGTGAGCTGCGAAGGGCACTACCTCATTGGTCGAGCTATACTTTTATAGAGGAATTTCGAAAGCTTTTCAATGCCACCATTGTTTTTGATGATATCCAAAAAACTTGTTCTGTTATCAAAAAATCAGAGCTGACAAGCGCAGATTCCGTAGCGATTGAGCCTCTGGACGAATACACAACGGACTACGACGAAGACGGATCCTTCTCCACGTCATCTACAGCAAATCTGGAGTATAATCTGGGTGATTCTGCAAACAGAGATAACTATGAAGTTATTTCAAAAAAAGTCTTCGAGAATTTTAAAATAGTCCATAGTACAGGTACCTGGGAACCGCAAAATCAGTTCAAAGGGACAACACAGTCATGGTCTGAAAAACAAAAAAGACAGACCATCATTGAGTGTAATGGTAGTTACTACATATATGTAGAGAATGAGGACGGTTCGAAAACATGGCAGCTGGCAGGCGTTTGGTCACCATTAATCAGGGACAGTTCTTCTGATGATTATGTTGATATTAACATATCTCCTGCAGCACAAGTTGTAGAAGATATCAATTTCAAGACAGCAATCATAGGCGAAGATAATTACTACGAGAAGCGATGCCTTCTTTCAATACCTAATGATAAGGAGCCGGATTCAAAGGAGTGCGATGTTGATGATGACGGCTACAGCTACACATCCGTGCAGGATGCGATAGACGATGAGTCAACACTCGACAAATCCGAAGATGATCAGGAATGCATGAATATATTCTTCATTATTCCAGGAGAAGTACAAGATGACAACAAATTTAGTTGGGTTAGAGCGAAGTCTAGGTGGCCAAAATTCAAAACCGACTACCGAATAAATAAAGAATATTGTGGTAGTACCGAAGGAGGGTTTGGTGGGAACAGAGGAGGTACATTTAAAGAAAAGTATCCTTACTCTCTGTCGATTTGTAAGAAATCGACTAATGATGTTGTTACTCTAGGCTGCTTACATGATAATGGCCTAAGATTAGATAATAAAAACTGCATGGAGGCCAAGTTTAAGTCAGATGAGATACCAGATCCATCAAAGATATACATCATTCGCAACAAGAAATATGTGTGCGAGAAGATAGAGATGGAAGTCAAGGACGATGCCATCGAGCCAGTTTACATGGGATATTTTTATATGCTATCATAATATATATAATAAGGTGGGGAGCAGTTAGCTCTCCACCTTATTATATTATAGGATACCCTGATAGTTCTTGATATACTCATTCGCTTTCTGTATATCCTTAGGCGTATAGATGTCTGTGATGAGTATAGATGAGTGTCTCGCCTGGTCTCTGACCGACAAGACGTCGGCATTGGCCCGCAGCATATTGGTGATGCCTGTGTCTTTCAAGCTATAAAACTTGATGCGGGGAGAGAGCTTCAGTTCCTTTCTCAGAACTCGAGTCCAGTAGTCTCTGAACATTTTCTCATTCTTTCTTTCAGATCCGGGGCAGAACCCGTCAGAGAAGAGATAGTCCTGCCCTGGGTGTGAGAAGATGTTGAGTTCCATCATCAGCTTGATGACATGAGTCGGCAAGGTGATCACGGCATCATTGCCGTTCTTCGTGTTCTCTCCATGCAGAGTGATTGTCTGAGTCTTTACATGGATATCGCAGATTCTGAGATAGGACATCTCTCGAGGGCGGATGAAGAGGTAGTGGATAATCTCACATGCCAGCAGATAGTGCCTGTTGTGCTCCATCAGATAATCTCTGATGAGCTGCATGGTGCAGTCCGGTATGACATCTCTGCTTTTCTTCTGCCTGTTCTTGATACGTTCCAAACCTTCTGTTGGGTTCTTGGGTATATAGCCTCGAGCCAACAGATAAGCGGAGAAACTCTTAGTCCAGGCAAGATAGTTGTTGCGAGTCAATACTGTATTATTCCTGTCGATGAAAATGTAGTCCAGGAACTTGCTCACATTACTTTTGTCCCATTGATAAGAAAAATTGAGAGTTATGTTTTTTTCTTTCTTCCATCTTTCCAAGATCCGTACACGGCTGCTGTAGTCAACTAAAGTCTCCTCACGCATACTTCCCTCATTGCACATTTTTGTTAGATAAGCCTTATATTTCTCGAGAACGTCGTCCCACTTCGTATATTCCAGAGGCTGCAGAGACTCAATCCAAGGATTCCAGCCTGCCATAAGTTTCTCGGTGAGATTCTTCATAATCTGATCGGCATAGACACGCTGGTTCCGCTTGCCCTTGATATGGTCAAGCATAATTTTTTTCTTCCTCATGCGGTTGATCTCTGGATCAAACGCCATGAAGGAGATATAACATTCTGATCTTTGATGAAAAACTGGAGGTTTCCAGCCAATGACACTACTAAGTACTGTGTCATTCGAATTTGGAGAATAATTTTTTTTAGCCATATCTTTAATTTTTCTCAGATACAGCCTATTATTAATAATGTATATAGGAGTGATACCGAAATTGTACCGACCATTTTGGCATCGACTGAGGCAAATCCTCAGTGTTTATGGCACATTTACCGGCTTTTCGTCGGGATTACTGGACTCGAACCAGCGACCTCATCGTCCCGAACGACGTGCGCTACCAACTGCGCTAAATCCCGATATCTGCTGCAAAGGTACATTAAATAATGGACAACACCAACAAAAATAGACTTTTTTATCTTTTTTTGAAAGAAATTTCCCGAAAAATTTGCAGGAACCAGAAAAAAGTATTACCTTTGCACCCGCAAATGATAAATCGCGATTTGTGAAAGTTGGTGCCATAGCTCAGTTGGTAGAGCAAAGGACTGAAAATCCTTGTGTCCCCGGTTCGATTCCTGGTGGTACCACTTCTTTAAGAGACTGAATCTTCGTAACAGGATTCAGTCTTTTTTTATGGTATGCTCGGCATGAGCTTATTCTAATGGGTGCAAGTCCCTAACAA